GTAAAGCTTTCAATGCGTCTTCAAATCGTTTTTTAGTTAGCTTTTCTTTCTTTACTTCGTTTTTATCGTGCTTGTTTGTTGTGTCTGCGTCTTTCGTATCGTCTATTAAAAACAATCCGTTAAGTGCATACTTTCTTGCATAACTTGAACTGCTGCCAAATGCTTGTGCGATATCCATTCCTTTGCGATTTGGATCTATTCCTGCTTGTGCTTTTACTGCCTGCATCTTTGTGCCATCTGTAATCATAGCAGTTGATTCTACATACATATAGCCTGCTGCTTCTTTTACTTCGTCAGTTAGATTTAGTGCCAATCCGTTGAGGTGTGGCTTAACGGCCTCCAATATATCCTCGCAACTACGATATTTATAATTGCCAAATTTGTTAAATTGATTTTTTGGTGCTTTTAATTCTTGCTGGATCTTTGCCAGTCTTCCAATTACTGTGTCTTTCATAACATTATTTATTTTTTGTTTATACAAATATAAGTATTATTTATTTAATTCTTTCTTTTTTTGTTTATACATTTCAATGATCGCTTTTAATTCTTCTCTTGTATACTTTCTTATCTTGTGTGCTTCTTCGTGTAATTTTATTAGTTCTTCGCCACCTATTCGTTTTTCTATACCTATTTGATAGTTTAGTAAATCGCCACTTTTATCCTTGTTGCAGGGCCTACTACACTGTGCGTGAACATTAAGTTCAGAAAAACGGACACTACCAAAACCACCAGCAGAAAAATAATGACCGGCATCTATATTGCCTTTACGTAATACTTTGCCACAAGATATACACGGATAACCTTTTTCTTCATCTCTTGCTCTTATGTATGCATTAAAGTATACCTGTGCTTTTTTAGTTAAGCTTTGCACCGTTTCAAGTTCTTCTTTCAATTTCTTCTTTTCTTTCTTCCAATTCTTGACCTTTGCAGTTTCTACCCAAACACGAACACAATCACTTTTAAAGCAATACTTTTGATTGAAGTGCTTTACTTCAAATTTCTCTTTGCAGTTTTTACAGCGTGGCATTATATACCCTCTTTTAAGTTTTCTACTAAAATATTTAGCTTTTCTAATTCGTGTTTTTGTTCACTTATAACCATCTGTAAACGTAAATTACTTTTACATTCTAAAAGATATTGGTCTTCAAACTGCATAAACACGGATTGAAATTGTGATATATCTTCAAGTGAATCTAACATAGAATCAATTAAATCTTTACGTTCTGGATGCTTTGCTTGTAACTCCTCAATGCTACTTGTGAACTTTATAATAGTTGTTTGTAGGTTTATCTTTGCTTTTAGTATTTCTAAAGTATCCATTTATTCGTGTTTTGGTTGTGCGTAAATCTTATTGTAAACATTCGGCACAGGATTATCTTGTTCATAATATAGAAATTTTTCTTTATCAAACCATAATTCTAATTGGCCTATGTTACCAACTGAACGTGGCTTGATCTTATTGAAGTTTATAACGGCTTGATTGTAGCTTAAATCTTCTCTATGTACGGTTATCATACACTTTCCTGAATTAAACCATTCACTTCCACCTTTTAGATCGTATGGACTCGGCACGTTTCTTTTTCCGTTTACTTTTTCAGTTAGTTTAGGATGTATAATTGTATGTAAATGTAGATTATTATCTTCTGCTATTTGATTTCTATAAGGAAGTACTACTTCTAAATATTGTGCATATCCTCCATATTCGTTATACGGATGGCTTAAGTCTTTCCAGCTATCAATACTTGCAGTTTCTAATCCGTGTTTTTGTTTAAGTTCTACTGCATAATCATAAAATTCGAAAGGTGTTAATTTGGCTTTTACATCGTACTTCGTTAGTATTTTAAAGTGTTCAAAAATCCAATCTAAAGAATTTGTTATTTCTTTGTCTTTGATCACGTTGTTGTCTAATGGATTAAAACTTTTGCCTGTAAGCTTATGAATTAAATCAGCTACTATTTCTACATTGCTACCTACATCTGGAAAGTAAACCAAGTGCTTCCATCCATAGAACTTACTTGTATTAAGTAGGCACTCCATCAACACCTGTGTTTTACCACTCATCGGAAAACCTGTCCAATCTGTGCAGTTGCCTAATTGCATAGAATAGAACTCATCCATTCCTTTCCAACCTAAATACTTTCCTTTGTTGTTGTAATTATCTCTATGCTTGTATATCTTGTTTAAAATATCTTTTGCTTCTGTTACCTTATAACCTTTCATTGCCACGGTGCTTTAAATCCATTACTACTTTCTACTTCCTTTTTTGTTTGTTCTTTCTTTAACCAATTTTTAGCAGTTAAATATAAACTTTTATAGTTCGTGTTTTTCTTGAAGTTTTGGATTGCATCACATACACCATCAATTTGTTGTTTAGTATAATCTTTTTCTAATTTGTTAAATTCATCTACTGACATAGACAAATGTGCGAAGCACCTATATATATCTTTATCATTTACATTATCATTAACATTAACATTTACGGCTATGTTTGCCATTTTCTTTTTAGCACTTTTAACAGGTGCTATATTCTGCCATCTTTTATTAGCACCTTTCTTTCCTGCTTCTCGTTTCTTTTCTCTTATCTTTTCGTATTTCTGTAGATCACGTTTTAAGTTTTGTTTGATCGGCTCAAAACATAAATCTGTTATAATGTCTTCGGTTTCTGGATTCAAGTCGTTGACGTACTCTAAAACGTGTTTAAATAGCTTTCCTGCCTGTTCATCATTTAACTTCTTGACCGTATGCAATAAGTCGCAATAAAGTAAAAAGCTTTTTTTATTTTCTGCCATAAATTATAGGTTAAAAAAAAAGTATAACGCTTTCGGTGGGTAGGAACACTTACTTACGCTATACTCTAAATATTTTGATTGTCCTACCAACTGCACAAATATATTAATTAAGTTCTCTAAAAACTAATATTTCTTCCATTTCTTTAAATGGTATGGCTACGTTTAAAGTGACTTTATTTTTATTTATAGCTTTTTTTATTTTATACTTAGATATCCATTTTACTTGATTTTCTTTCCAAAGTATTATCAACTTTTCCCAATCAATTATACAAATAATATTTTTAGGTCTCCAACCAAAAATAACATAAACACATTCTTGATCACGTTTATTTATCCAACCTTTTTCTCCGTTGCTATGACTAAACTCTATTAAAATATCTTTATAGTATTGTTCTCTAAGCTTGAATTGTACTTTTTTCCCATTTAAAAAAGCGTCAATTCCTTTATATTCTTGATTTATATTAACATTCCAATTAATATTGTTTTCAAAAAATCTACTCCACCACATTTTATCGACTTCAGATAGTGATTTATTTAATTGTTCATTATAATAATTCATTATATTTGATTTCCGAATGAATACCAACCTTTTCTTGGTTCTCTACAAAACAACTCAATTTTTGATTTATTATAAAACGCAAGTTCAATATATTCTGCAACCAAATTCGGCTTTTTACTATGCTTTCCCCTCACCTCTTTTATTACACTACTTATTCTTATGCTGGAATGTGGTGGAGACATTTTCCCCTTTACTCCAACCATTAATAGTTCGTGCTGACCTCTAAACCAATATCCCATACCTATTTTTTCTTTATCCCATACGGCACAAGTTTTATATTCAAAACCCCAGCCGTTCATAACTTCAATAGCTTCAACTAATTTTGGTGCAGTAGCCCACATAAATAATACGCAATTTTCGTTGGCTGGTACATTCATTTCTGCTATATCTATACTATTCATTGTTGTATAATGATTTTCTATATCTCTGTTTGTTGTTTCTGAAAACTCATATTTCCACGGCGGATCGGCATATATAACATCAAATTTTTCTGGTATATTATTTATATCTACATTTTTTAATTCTGAAGAAATTTTACTTTTTATTTCTTTTAATTCTTCTTTCTTTTCTTCTTTTTTTATTTCTTGGTAAGCAGCGTGTATTGTTAATTCGTTATTTCGTAGTTTTTCTTTTACTTCTTCTGGTGCTTTCTTTTTTACTACGTCAAATTGTGCTTTTTTGCCTGTACTCCAACCAAGTTTATTTGCAACAATTTTTTGTGTATTATGCTTTTTGCCTTTATCATTTAATGATAAACGCTGACCTTCTCCAATGTTAGTTTTTAAATTTTTTTCTCCTTTTTCTTTTTCAAGTTTTTCAATAGTTTCATAAAGTTCGCCTTTAACATAGTCACTTAAATTACGTCTGCCTAATTGGTTATTAGCCATCCATATTTTAACATCTACTTCACTACTAAAATGTTTGCTTGTAGTTCTATACTCTACATCAAATCGTTGTGCTATACTATAACGATTATGTCCATCTATTATAAAACCGTTCCAAGTTATTATAGGCTCTCTTATTCCCTCTTCTAATATGTTTGCTTCAAGCTGCGCATATTCTTCAGCACTTAATGCTGGTATTAAATTCTTAAATTCTTCTTTTACTTGTATCATATCAATTCTTTATATAGTTGTTTTTCTGTTCTTCCTTTTATTATTTGTAAATCTCTGATCGTTGTAGCTTTTAAAATATCCGTTTTTAAATCGTACTTTGTATCATTGATTTTAAACTTGCCATCGTATTCTGCAATATCCAAAAACTTTA